GCCAAGACGGCCAAAGGCAATCCGGTGGACGGCGGCGGTTGGCCCTGTAACCGACAGGGGCGCGGCAAGGCGCACCGCCAGGTCGACCACATCAACGAGGCGTTGAAGAAGAATGGCTGACAATGTCCAGTCGATCATTCCGTACAAGGCCGAGCCGACCGCTCGGGCCTTCCATGCCAGTGTCGCCAAGTACCGCGGAATAATGGGACCGATCGGATCCGGTAAATCGTCAGCGTGTTGCATGGAGATCCTCCTGCGGTCGATGCAGCAACGTCCGAGCGTCGATGGGGTTCGCCGGACACGATGGGCAGTGATACGAGCGACGTACCCGCAGTTGAAGTCGACAACGATCAAGACGTTCTGCGAGTGGTGTCCGGAGACACGATCTGACGGGACACCCTTCTTCATCGTCAACTGGCAACCTCCAATCGTAGGTCATCTTCGCATCCCGCTTCCGGACGGTACGAGAATGGACATGGAGGTGTTCTTCGTCGCCCTGGACAAGGACGAGGACGTCGAGAAACTGAAGTCCATGGAGTTGACCGGAGGGTGGATCAACGAGGCCAGCGAGATCCCGCGGACCATCCTCGACATGCTGTACGGCCGAACCGACCGGTATCCGTCAAAGAGAATGGGCGGGACGACATGGCATGGCGTCATCATGGACACGAACCCACCGGACGATGATTCGTGGTACTACAAGCTGGCGGAGATCGAACGACCCATCGGATACGAGTTCTTCAAGCAGCCTCCGGCCGTCCTGAAGGTGCCAAAGAAACATCCTGACGATCCGCAGGTATACGCACCGAACCAAGGACAGGCCGGCTACCCATCGGCCGAGAACGTCCAGAACCACAACGCCGGCTACGACTACTACATGACCCAGATCCCGGGAAAGACTGACGAGTGGATCAAGGTCTTCCTGATGGGCGAGTATGGCAGCATCTCGAGCGGGAAACCGGTCTATCCGGAGTACCGCGACGGACTCCATTCCGCGAAGACTGACATTGTCCCGCTCCGTGGCGTCCCACTGATCCTCGGATTCGATTTTGGGCGTACCCCCGCCGGCGTCATCTGCCAGTTGTCTCCGAGGGGCCAATTCAGGATACTCGAGGAGATCTTCGTCGAGGACATGGGCGTCAGAGAATACATCGACACCGTCCTCAAGCCTCTTCTCCGGAACAAGTACGCCGACGTCATGTATTCGGCCTTCGGGGATCCGGCCGGCAGCGGGAAACAGCAAACCTCCGACGATACCTGCTTTGAGGCATTCCGTGATGCAGGGATCCGCGTCGAACCCGCCCGAACAAATGAACTGGTAGCCAGACGCGAGGCGGTCGTGCGATTCCTCAACCGGAATTGCGACGGCCAACCCGGGCTCCAGATTTCTCCGTGTTGCCAGATCGTCCGAAAGGGATTCATGGGCGAGTATCACTATCGGAAGATCCGCGTCTCCGGCACCGATCGATACGCCGAGGTTCCGGATAAGAACCGATTCAGTCATCTTCACGATGCACTTCAATACGCCTGTCTCGAGGCGGAGTCCGGAGCGACCATGATGAGTACCTGGGGCGGGTCCTCGGTTCAGGGGCCCGGGGTGCGCCGACAGATCGTCGACAAAGGGTCTCTCGGCTGGACTTGAACGACCAAAACCGGAACTGAGTCCGGCTTTCGGCTCGTCTTTCGTCCAGAAATATGCTTAACTGTTGACTAATCGATAGCGAGTTCTCTCGCAACGCGATCATTGAGGCACTCATGAGGATGTGACGAAGATTGTAGGACGCGGGCCGCGGCGCAGTTCAGGAGATCGGTAGGGGATCAGGGTCCGAACTGCTGGACTGCGTTCTTTCTGGAAACAGAATTATGGCCGGTGGAATACAAAGTGGTGCGGTCTCAAGTGGTCAAACTATCCTCCGAATTGTCGGGCCCGATCAACTCGCAGAACTCGACCGAAAAGCGGAAGCAGAACGCACCGCTCAGGCTCAACCCGAAATCGACGGCCTCGCTCGTTTCATCCAAGAGGAGTATGAAAAAAACGAGCAGGCGCGAAAAGATTCCGGCGTCGAAGATCAGATGATGGCGAACCTCCGTCAACGTGACGGAAAGTATCCTCCCGAGAAGCTTTCGGCCATCAAGGAGAACGGCGGATCCGATGTCTTCGTCAAGCTGACGAACGTGAAGTGTCGTGCGGCCGAATCGTGGATCTCCGACGTCCTGTCGAATGGCATGGAAAAACCATGGACGCTGGCGCCGACTCCGCTTCCGGATCTCCCCGTCAACATCGAGCAGTCCATCACCCAACTCACCATGCAGGAATGGTTGCGAACTATTCCGCAAAACGAAATGTCGCCCGAGGAAACTTTTAAGTTTGCAAGTGGACTTCGAGAAAAAGTCGAGTCGGCGATTGAGTCTGAATCTAAACTCCGAGCGAAGAGGATGGAGACCACGATCGAAGACCAGATGGTCGAGGGAGGTTGGGCTGATGCCTTCGATGATTTTGTCACGGACCTCGTCACGCTCAAGGTCGGGTATATCAAGGGACCGATCGTCAGACGGGAACGGAAACTCGTATGGAAGAAGGGAACCTTCGGGAAGACGGTTCCGGTCATAACGCTCGTCAACAAACTCTGTTTCGAGCATCCAAGCGCCTTCGACTGTTATCCGTCCGATGACGCCATGAATCCCCAGGAGGGGAACTTCATCGAGAAGGTGAGATTCCAGCGCCGTTCGCTTATCGACATGAAGGGTCTCCCCGGGTGGGATGAAGACGCCATAGATCTGATCCTCACCGAATACGGGCAGGGTGGCCTCCGCGAATGGACAACCATCGATCAGGAACGCGCCGAACTGGAAGCCAGATCAGGAACGGTGTCGGGTGACAATCGCAACAAAATCGCCGGGAAGGAGTTCTGGGGATCCGTTCAGGGGAAAGAGTTGATTGAACGCGGAATGACGCGAACTCCCGATGGCAAGCCGATAGAACCACTCGATGAGTACGAGGTCAACGCGATCAAGATTGGCAACTATATCGCGTACTGCGACTTCAATCCGGATCCCATGGGTGAACGGCCGTACAATAAGACCGGATACGACAAGATCACCGGATCATACTACTACAAGGGCGTTCCTGAACTCATGGATGATCTCCAACAGATCTGCAACGCCTCTGTCCGTTCCATGGTGAACAACATGGCGGTTGCCGGCGGGATGCAGGAGGTCATTGAGGACGTCAACAGGATCCCGCCTGGGGAGAACATCACCTCCGCCAAGCCATTCCAGATCCGGCAATTCATCAACCCGAAGAACTCCACTCTGCCGGCCGTCAGTTACTTCCAGCCTGAATCCAATGCTACAGAGTTCATGGGGATATACGAGAAGTTCGCCCAGATGTCTGACGATTATACGGGGATCCCGGCCTACACCTACGGGAACGACAAGGTGGCTGGAGCTGGACGTACAATGGGAGGACTTACGATCCTGATGAACAGCGCGACCCGCGGAATCAAGAAGGTTATCGCTCGGATCGACAAAGACGTGATGAGTCCGACGATCAAACGGATCTACAACTGGAACATGCTCTACAACCCCGACGACACGATCAAGGGGGATGCCCAGATCCTCCCGATAGGCGTCCTGGGGTTGATCGTCAAGGAACAGGCGGCGGGGGCCACCACGGAGTTCTTGGCTACGACCGCCAATCCGATCGATCAGGCGATCATGGGTCTTGCAGGACGGGCCGCTGTACTCAGGGAGAACGCCAAGAGACTGACCATTCCGGTCGATGATGTTGTTCCGTCGAAAGAAGTAATGAAGGCCAGAGAAGACGCTTTGAACTCGGCGTCGGCGGGTGTTCCGCCAGGGCCTCAGAAGCAGGTTGCGTAACAATCAAAACAGTAAAACAGGAGGTAGGTAGATGAAACGGATGAGCAAGTTGGCGACGGTGGTTGTTGGGGTGATGTTCTCGGTTGGCCTGTGCATGGCGGCCGACAGATCGAACTATTCGGTGAACCGCCTCATGATCGGGGATCCCCTGGTGGAGATTACGGCCACCGGCACGGAACTCAACAACGTGGCCGATCTGAGCGCCCTTGAGACCGGATCTGCCGCGAGTCCTCAGTCAACGTCTGTCGAATCTCTGGCGTCGGTCCAGAAGACCGTTATCACGATAGCGCCTACGAACAAAGTGTTCACGACGGGGTCAGATGAAGGCGAGAGTTTCCAAGTATGGACATTCCCTAAAGGCGGAACCACGATTCTTTCCGCCAATCTGAATGCAACATGGGTCACATCTCTTGGAGCCACGGGCGATTATTACTTTGCGATGGGTTCTGTTGCGGCTGGAGATGATGCTGACCTGACCTCTACCGAGGCCGACATTATCCCGAAGACCACGGTAAGTACTGATGGGAGTGTCGTGAATACCAACGCCGCCGATGGACTATTGCTGGCTCCTATTACCATCGATGGAACCACGACGGCTGTCCCGCTGTACTTCAACTTTGCGATGGCAAACGCTGATATGGGCGGAGTGAACCAGACCAGCACTATCTCGGGGACACTGACTCTGTACTGGATCAACGGCGGAACGCACTAATACTAGACCTCCATGAGAAGAGAAACAGAAGAACTCGCGAAGGCGATATGCGCGTTGAAGGGGAATCCCTTCTTTGACTGCATCGTCAAGCACCTGAAGGACTCTCTCGCCAGCCAGAGAGAGGTGAACGACGGCATTGTAGGGGATGCCGAGTCACGGTGGGGCCAGGGAAGGGCTCAGGAATTGGCTGACATTGTACGGGCGGTGGATCAGGCCGAAAAGACTCGAGCGGCTTTCGCTAAGGGTCGGCCGGCCGGTGAGACCGCGTATTAAGTGATCTCGAAGGGGAGTAGGGATAAGCGCCCGTAAAACGCAGACCGTAAAGTCGGCGCGGTGGGCAGACTGACCGAGGACTCTTCGTAACAAGCCAGACCGTAAAGTCGGCGGCTAAGGAGACAGTATGCCAGGAATACCAGCAAAAGTAGCAGAGGCGGCGGCAGAGGCAGACCGTATGCAGGATCAGATAGCGGCGGCGGCTCAGATCCCCGTGGAGACTCCGGCACAGCCGGAAGCCCCGGCGGCGACCGACGATCCCCAGTCCGTTCCGGCAGGCACGGCGCCCGTTCAGGCCGACGGCACTCCTATCGAAACTCCGTCAGACGAAGGGCTTCAATCGAGGCTCGAAGAGTCGAACAGACTTCTCGATCTCGAGCAGAAGCGCCATGCGACCCTGAAGTCAAAGTACGATCGGGAAGTCCCGAGGCTGTATCGCCAAATCCGAGAACTCACCGAAAGGTTGGATTCTCTGGAGAGAAGACCAGCGGCCCCGGCAGTGACAACTCCGGAGACGGCTCCGCAGCGGCCCGATCACCTGAAACTTCTCAGTGACGACGAGACGAAGGATCTCGACGCACGGGTCCTCGACCTCCAGGCGCGTCTCGCCCGTGGGGTCGCTGATGCGGGCGACGCGAAAATCATGCGAAAACTGACGGCCGATATCGATGCCATCAAGCGCATGATAAACCAAGGCAAGATGGTAACTCTGTGGGACACCGTAGAAAAGGCGCACCCTGGGGCCCGAGCCATGGATAACACGGACGCTAATTGGCACACCTTCCTCGATTCTGTCGACCCCTTGAGTGGGTTGTCCTACGGGGAAATCGGAGAGAGTGCGATCGAGGCTGGAAACGCCGAAAGACTGATCAAGTTGATCGGCACCTACAAGGCTGAAGCTGGTTTAAGTGACCCGGGCCAAGTGGTACCGGGAGTCAAGCCGAGGACGGTCCGGACGGACAGTCCTAAGCAGAATCGGTCCTCGCCCATGAAACGCCAGATCAAAGAGTCCGAGTTGACGGCATTCGTCTCGGACTACACGAAAGGCGTTTACAAGGGGTGCGAGGCCGAAGCGGTTCGGAAACAAAACGAGTTTGATCTCGCCATTTCGGAAGGCCGCCTTCTCTTGGGCCAGTAGACGACCGAAAGTCGTACTGGGTACCTGTAGATGGCTGGCGCCGGCGGGTGGGATCGCAAATGAAGGAGGATGACAATGTCATTCCCATTGGCGGCAGGTTTCAGGGACATCGCATCGACCTCGATGCGGTACGTTCCGGCCATCTACAGCGCGAAGCTGTTGATGAAGTTCTACGACAACACGGTGTTCGCCGCGATTGCCAACACGGAGTACGAAGGCGAGATCAAGGAACAGGGCGACACGGTCTACATCCGGACGACTCCGGACATCACCGTGAGGACCTACAACAAGGGGCAGACGCTCGTTCACGAGACCCCGTCCTCGACGCCCGTCACCCTCAGTATCGACCACGGCCGGTACTGGGCGTTTGTCACCGACAAGGTCGACGACAAGCAGACGGACATCAAGAAGTACACCGACAAGTGGACAGCCGACGCGGCCGAGCAGTTGAAGATCAACATCGACACGCACATCCTTGGTGATGTGTACTCGGACGCCAGCGCCTATAACTACGGCGCCACGGCCGGCAAGAAGACTGGCGACATCGACCTCGGGACCGACGGCGGGACCGCGATCTCCCTGACGAAGTCGACCGTCCTCGAGTACATCGTGGACTGCGGGATCGTCCTCGACGAGCAGAGCGTTCCGGAGTCCGGACGCTGGATGGTGATTCCCCCCTGGATGGCGGGTCTCATCAAGAAGGGCGATCTGAAGGATGCGTCCCTGGCCGGCGACGGCACGAGCATCATGCGGAACGGCCGGCTCGGCATGATCGACCGGTTCACCCTCTACGTCAGCAATCTTCTGACGGAGACGGCCGACGGCAGCGCCAAGGATACGACCCATATCCTCTTCGGGCATCCGAGCGCGATCACGTTCGCCTCGCAGTTGACGGAGAACGAAAGTCTGCCCAACCCGTTCGGGTTCGGCCGGTTGTTCCGCGGCCTCCAGATCTTCGGTTTCAAGGTTGTGAAGCCGGAAGCCCTGGGTGTTCTGTACGCGCACAACGGGTAACTGATTTGGATGAGGGGAAGGCCGCCAATGGGGCGGTTCTCCCTGATTCCAGTAGTGAAAAACAAGGAGAATGGAAATGACGACTGTTTCGACCAAACTGATCACAGGGACCCCGGCGGTCCTTTGTGTGCCTCACTTCAACCAGGTGGTGTGGGACTTTGCCACGTACAACGGCACGGCCACCAACATCTACCAGATCTTCCAGTGTCCGGAAGATTACGTCGTCCTGTCGGCGGGATACGAGATCCTGACGGCGGGCACGGCAACCGGAACACTGGATCTGGGAAAGGCTGGCGGGACTGAACTCCTGTCGGGGATTGCTCTTTCTGCCGCGGCCGGGACGAAGGCCCAGGGCGACATGGCGGCCCCGGTGTTCTTCTCCGACAGCGATACCATCGACGTGCAGATCAACACCGCGACGGCGATCGTTGGCAAGATCCGCCTCTGGTGGATCGGGTGCGACGTGAGCGAGTCGAGTACCGTTCACAGTCTGCCGTAGTAGTGCTGGCACAAGGCAAACTGAGCCCGGGGGCGTTATCGCCCTCGGGTCTCTTTCAGGATTTCAGGGATAGGTTAGTTCAACAACAACCAGTAAAGAAAGGTGGGGAGTATGGCAAATTGGTTGAGGAAGTCGGGTACGAACGAAGTGTTTGTTAGAACGGCAATTCTTGCGGGGAAACCGGACATGTTCCCGATCGACGAGGAAGATGCCATGATTCTGAGGGCGAAGACCAAGGGCAAGCCCGAAAAGCGGTTCGGATCGGAACTTCCGGCGACGGCACCGGCCTTGACGCGGACGATCGACGCCATGAGCGAGGATGAACTCCGCGCGAAAGCGGCCGAACTGAAGGTGTCCGTCAAGGATTCGGCGACCGCCGATCAGATCCGCAAGAAGCTGAAGAAAGTCATCGAGAAAGACGCCGAGGAAATGGCGGCATCTCGCGGCACCGCGGCAACAACCGTGGCCACGCCGCAGGCACAACACCAGGTGGTCGAACCCCCGCATGCGTAAAACATGACGCCTACAGACATCCTTACCGACATCCGGAGCGCGATCTCGGATGAGAGCAGTGTTCGATGGGTCGACGCGACTTTGCGCCGATACATGCTCGACGGGGAAGTGGAGATCGTCAACGCGCATCCCGAGGCTCAGTACGGGTTACGGGTGTCTAATTCGGCTCCAACTCTCCTCGCGGCGAATAGTGATTCGTTCACTGTTTCTTCTGAATACAGGACTGCCCTCATTCATTATGTCGCGGCCCGGGTGTTCGGTGAGGATTCTGATGATGCCGCGAATGCGGCGCTATCGAAGATGCACTTCACTCTCTTCACGGAGGCACTGGCATGATCTCCCGATACGAGGATCTATATCCGCTCTGCCAAGTGGAACTCCCGAAATGCCCGACTCCTCTTTTGCTTCAGCATCTCCAGTTGACGGGTAGGGATTTCTGTCGGATGACGGAATCATGGCATGAGCGTCTGACCATGAACCTCGTCGATGATCAGACGGACTACGTACTGTCTCCGTCCTACGACGTTGAGATCATCCGTCCGTGGAAAGTATGGGCTACCGGAGACGAGGATGACAACCCCGTGGATCCTCAACTGTACGACTTCACTCCGAGCACAAATACCCTTTCTTTCGATACGGCTCCCGATGGGTACACTAATGCGACCGCCTGGGCGACCGGAACGGTCTATGCCGTTGGCGTTGAGGCGTCCATCAACAACAAGACTTATGAGTGCGCCACGGCTCACACAGCCGCCGCGACCTTCGCCGCGGATCTGGCCGCCGGATACTGGACCGACGTCACCGATGATCTGATCGTTAAAGTGGTGCTTCTGCCTCGACTGTTCACCTGTGAACTGGCGGGCTACTTCATGGAGAAGTGGGCCGAGGGTCTTGCCGCCGGCGCCGTGGCATCCCTGAAGTCGATGAAGAACAAATCATGGTCTGACCCTCAAGGAGCAGCCGAGAAAAGGGCCCAGTACGACCTTTTCAAGGCATTGGCGCGTCGGGAGACCTACACCGAGAACAAGCAACAACCGGTAATGATTCAACGGACCTCGTGGCTCTGAGGCAAGGGGGGATGAATGTTCAGTACAGCAAGCACCTTAACGGCAAACCTCACCACAGGAACATTGACACCGTCCAGCGTGGTCTCGGCCCGTGCGGCACTTACCATCACCCTGACGGGCACCGGTTCAGCGGCCGCTGGTAACGCCAGGGCGGCCCTGTACCGCTTCAACAGGCAGGGGGTTGACGGAACGCTGGTTGCCACCTGCAACACGTTTACGGGCCCCGTAGACGCCTTTTCGGGGTCCATGAGTCTCAACACGACGGAACTCGTGGCGGCGTTTACCGCGATCGAGGCCGTTCGCCAGTATGAGAAACTCCGGTTCGATCTCCTGATATGGGATGCAAGCGCGTCCGTGTATACGATCTTCGACCATTTGGACGTTTCCTACGAGTTTGCCTTGTCGGCCGCCGCGGCTGCCAGCGTGACCCCGATCACAGGCACCACGGACACATGGGGAAATCTCAAGTTGAGCGGAGGCACGATCTACGTCCTCAACCTCACAGATGGCGAATACTACCCCTTGCGCCTGGCAGGCGCCGACGACCAGGTCCATGTGGATGTCCCCGGCGACGGAGGTATCGTACTATGAAACGTCTCTTGATGTCATGGGTAGTTCTCGTGGGGCTCCAGATGGCCGCTCTGGCCGGAGGAACGGTCATGGTCAATACGAACACAGGGGTAATCCTGTGGCCGACGAACTTCGCAGTGGCCAATGGCCTTTCCGGAACCGACAGCGTTGGGGTAGTGACTCTCAGGGTAGCGGCCCTTGAGGCCCTGACCAACGGAACGTATTCCACGGCTGCCCAGTATATCTTGGTATCGAACCGAACCACGACACTCGAGGGACAGACAAATAAATGGGGAACGACCAACGAGATCGTCGCTGTATCGAACCGAGTGACGGTTCTCGAAGCGTTCACCAATGGAACTTATGCGACCACCAATCAGTATATCGTTCTCAGCAATCGAGTCACCACGCTGGAAGGTGCGACCATGCCTCCGTACAGCAACGGGAACATCACGGTAACCGGCACCGTAACGGCGGTATCCTTTGTGGGTAACGGATCCGGACTGGCAGGCGTAACGGCGGCGGTAACGGGAGGGGTGAATGAGGTTATCGTGGGGACGGTAACAAATACCGGGAACATCACGTTCTATGGGGCGCGTGTGTCATCGGCCGCCGCAGGCAGTATCACCTTCACAAACTTTGAATACGTTTCCAAGACCATCGTGCCGGCGTCTGCAACGTGGGACATGTTTTTTGAGATGCCGCGCGACGAGACGATCACCCTGGTCAAGTTGTGGGCCCAGACCGACGCCTATAACGTGACGTTTTCCGTAGTGGAGGCAGAATCCAATGCCGCATGGCGAGTCGTGACCACCAATCTCGCCGACGTCTTTGCAACGTCCGACGGACTGTGGGCGACCAATTTCACGGACAATGTCATTGAAGCCGGGCACCGGTGGGGGATCCGCGTTACGGATCTGGATGCGCGAACGATGGGACTGACGTGGGGTCTGAAGATTGCGTACTAGGCGGGAAGGGATGAGGACATGGTCAAACTATGGATACTGGCATGCGCCGGCCTGTTCTACTTGTCATCCATGGTGTTTGCTCAGGGGTTTCCGTGGTGGCTCCAAGGGCCGATTCCGACAGCGGGCTATTTTAGGGTAGAAACCGCCTACGCCACGAACGCCACTACGACGGTATTTAGGGTCTATGGAGAACCAGTGACGAACATGGTCAATAACGGTAGGACCGTGAGCGTCTATCTGGCCATTTCGCCTTACGCCTCGAACTGGGTAGCTGCCAATTCCAACATGGTCTGGACCATGACGAACAACTGGCCATGGGTGACGAGCACGATCTCATGGACCAGCAACGGCTACGTTAGCCTGTCGAACTCATGGTTTGGATCCACGGCCTACCAGATCGATGCTATAGCGACTCAGGCGTGGTGGCTGGCGGCCGTCAATAGCAATGGGGCGGCAATAACGGAGACCGATCCGATCTTTACGAATATCCCAGTGGTAGTATGGTCGAATCCTGTGACATCGGCGGCGAATTATGTGACGAATGGCGGAGCAACGGTCAACGGTCAGGTCGTGAGCAATGGGGCGGCAATAGTCGTGAGCAATGGGGCGGCAATAACGGAGACCGATCCGATCTTTACGAATACCCCAGTGGTAGTATGGTCGAATCCTGTGACATCGGCGGCGAATTATGTGACGAATGGCGGAGCAACCGGACTAGTCTATGATGTTGCGACGTGGTATGACACGACGAATAGAATCCAGCACGCAAGGACAAATGATTTTGGAGGTAGCGGATCGGCTTCGATTCCCTCCGGCACTCTCGTCATTACCAACACTGGCAGCGCGGGTGATGTGGCAACGTGGGACGGCGGTAGTCCCTCGGGTGTGCAGACGGGGTATTGGGGAACGGCGGGGTCGGCGGCATCCTCCTACTTTGAAGTCCGTGGTGACGGTCATGTGGTGTTCAAGAGTGTTCTCGTTTCGGATGTGTACTTTACGACAAACGCACAAGGATGGGTGGTGTTCAAATGAAAAGACTTCTCGCTATTGTGATTACTCTGATTCCGTTATCTGGCCTATGCGCCGTGTTTGACCTGACCAATGACACGACCTATGTCAAGACCCCCTCTACAGGTGCGGAGGCCGCCAACAAGATGTATGTGGATGCTCATAGCACGACCCCCTCCGGCACTCTCGTCATTACCAATGCAGGCTCCGCTGGACAGGCTGCGATATGGGACGGGGGCAGCCCCTCGGGTGTGCAGA